ATCAAAGTTAGAACTAGAGAATGATGCTACACCTTTATTTGAAGTGGTTGCATCTTCGCCAGAATAAGTAATTGTTCCACTAGACTCTGCAACATCTAAACCTTCGCCTGCCGCATAAGTAATTGTACCACCAAGAGCAGTTGCCGTAGAGTTAGAGCCATCTGTTACAGTTATAGATGAATTAGTAAGACTTGAATTAGCAATGTTAGATAGCGTGTTAGAGCTACCAGAAATAGTTTTGTTTGTAAGAGTATCGGTTGAGCTTTCTGTGACTACTGTTCCGTCAATAGCAAGAGTAACATTATTACCAGATGCACTTGACGTTATTCCTGTGCCACCAAGTATGCCTAGAGTCTCACTATCAAGATCAATAGCTATTGTCGAAGAGCCATCACTAATGTCTAAATCCTGTGCAGTAACTTGACTATCTACATATGCTTTAATACTTTGTTGAGAGGCAACAGCAGTAGCACTATCTGATGACATATTATCTTCATCTTTAAAAGCAGTACCAGATAATGATGTGTTAAGAACAGGGGATGTTAATGTTGGGCTAGTTAATGTTTTGTTTGTCATGGTAATACTACCAGACTCTACAAATGCTTTAACAGATTGCTGTGAAGGAGGAAGTATTGCACTATCCTCTGTCATAGCGTCTGTGTCTATTACAGGAACACTAGGGTTATTAAATACACTACCAACAAATACTGATACAGTTGTATCGCCAGAGTTTATAGACCCACTATCAAAAGTAAAAGTAACTGTTGTATTCGGAGAAGAATAAGAAGACGTAGCAATTTTACCATACAAAGTGCCTGTCGCTGTACCTATAACTTTAACTCTACGACCAACATGATAAGTAGAAGACACATCAGCATTAATCGTAACACTTGTAGCCGAAGCTCTGGTGTACGTTACTGTTTGATTTCCACTACCAAGTAAAAACCATTCTTTGTCATTCCAAACAGTCCTTAAATCTTTGGAATATTCTCTAAGTGCGTTATTAACGTCACTAGGAGACATACCCTCTGCAATAGAAACACCATTAATACTGGTATTATTGCTTGCTGTTGTACTAAAGTTACTTATTGTCATTTTTTTTCCTTATTCTGCTAGTCTAAATCTTTTTGGTTTATTTTCTGTTCCTTCACTTTGTATCTGTGGAAGATTGTTAGCGATGTACCCTTTTATTTTTAATGCAAAAGGTTTTACGTTTTGTTGATTTGCTCTTCTTAACATTTCTTTTCCCAACTCTGGGTCAAGAAAACTTCTTACCATTAAACTTTCCATAGTTGCTTGTGGTTGAAAACCTAATGCTTTTGATAGTAATTCTGATAATCTAAAAATTGCACTTCCTCTAATTATTCCGTACATAGAAGCTAAAAACAATCTTGAGTTATTCAAAGTTTGAGCTAACATTGTTACATCAGAATCCGTAACAGCTTTTAAATTTATGTTTTCAAAATTTTTTAATAAACTATGAACATTTTTAACTGTATTTAAACCTTTTTTACCTAAAATTTCTTGATAAATTTTTGCTGTATTATCAGTCATAAAAGAATTAAAACGAGCAACAGCAGTAGTTACTAAATCCCCACCCATTGCATTAACATTGAATTTAGTTAAATTTTCTTCTGCAAAATCTATAAATACATTTCTCAAGCCTTGTTGTGCTAAAGGATTATCTTTAGTTAGTGCCTTTGCTTCTTGTATAGTTTTTAGAGCTTTATCTATTGGTAATTTTAAAACAGCATTTGCAAATTTATTTGCATCTAAATCAATTAAATTATTAAGTGCTTTGTAAGATAAATCTTTTTGTCTTTGTGAAATATTACTTTGCAATTCTTTTAATTTTGCATTGTTAGATAATATTTTGTTATCTTGTATTTGTAATTCTCTTTTAGCACCTTCTATAATTTTATTAGATTTACTAAATTCTGGTGTTTTTAATATTTGTTTATAATTTCTAATAAATCTTTTAACAGCGTTTAAATTTGTTTTAGCATTTTTACCTGTTACGTTATTAGCAAATTGATATAAAACATAATCATTAACATCATCTAATATTTTTGCTTGAGAAACTTCGTCTTTTGAAGCTCTTGAAATCATGTTGTTGAGTTGTTTAATAGTTTCTTTAGAACCACCAACAGGTTTGCCAATTATAAATTTATTGCCTACTTCTGAAGGGAAAAATGGTTTATTTCTTTGTATTCCATCTTTGTATATTTTACCTACACCTTCTTTCCAAGCAGGGGTAAATGTATCTTTATAATATACTAAAGCCTCTTTTGCTCTATCTGATACTGATTTATCAGTTTTATTAATTAATTTTTCTGTGTAATCATTAATAGATTTTTTTATTGCACTTAATCTTTTAACTACTTCGCCATTAGCCTCATCTGATTTTAAATATGTATTAATTTTAGATGTTAATATAGGTCTAATAGCTGATAATTGTTGATACGTTAATGGTGTTTTAGTTTTATTAGAAGCTAATTTTTTTAATGTATTATAAATAGCTCCTGTTTTTTTGTCATTTAAAACATTTTTAGTTAATGTATTTAATAATGAGCTAGTAAGTTTTGGAGTTTTGCTTAGTGTAGAATTGTTAAGTGCATCCCTAAGTATAGCTCTGTCTAATATAACAGTACCATTAGGGTCTATACTATTAAATAATTTATTTTTATTACTTACTAAACTTTGTAAATCTTTTCTTAATGCTGTATCTATATTGCTTGATAAAATAGATGGGTCTTTTTTTGCGTATTTTGTAAAACCTGTAATTAAATTATCTGTTTCATCTATTGCTTCTTGTAAGTTAATATTTAATTGATTTTTTAAATCTTCACTTGCTCTTAATTTAGTTGCTGTTGTTTCAACAAATTCTGTTGTTGCTAGAGGTTGTGTTTTTAATGACTTTTGCAAAGCATTTGTCATACTAGCTATGTTTTGTATTTTTCTGTTAGTCATAGCACTACTTGTTCCTTGAGCTGTGCTAATATTTCTTTCCATAGCAATCAAACCTACATTTTTACTAGACGTTCCTACTGTTGGAGTTACACCTACTTTACTTCCAATTTCAACAGCTTCATCAATATTTGCTATTAACTGATCTGTAACATCATCTGGTAATTTTGTTTCTCTGTTAAATTGTGATGATGGAAATTTCTCTGGGTCTGCTTGGTAAATATTTTTAGACATTTTTTTAGCAAGAAGGTTTTTTTGTACTTCTTTACTAAAAGGTGCTGATATACTTTCTTTTATACTAGCAGGTATAAGAGGTTTTAACCCCTTAACAATAGCATCAACACCTAATACCGCAGGTATAGTTTCTGCTCCTACTTTTAATCTTTTTTCTAATGCTGAATCATCTTCATTAATTTTTGTTGGAGATATATTTATTCCAAAAGCATCTGCTACAGTCATTGCTTTTTCTGGGTCAGTTACCGCTACATCAGATGCAGTAATTCCTAATAAGTTAGTTCCATATTTTAATGCTTTAGGTAATTGAGAAGCATTAGTTAATCTTGTTACACCAACAGCAGGAGCTATATATTGACCTCCTGTTGCAATAGCATCTTCAATGTTTTGTCTAAGAGGGTTAGCTTGACCAAATGTTTGACCATCGCCAGCAGGTAAGTCTGCAACATCTGGTAAAAAGTTTCTTATATTTTCTGCTGTATTATCAAAAAATTCTTTAGTTTCTTTTTTTTCTGCATCTGTTTTATTAGTCATTAGACTTGGAGTACCCATAACTAATGATGCAATATTAGGTGTGTCTGACTCTGCAAAAAACGAACCTATGTCAAACCCAAAAGATGCAATGTTAGAAATAATATCTTTACCTGCTTGATATGTAATTCTTGATGATGCCATAGTAGGCGAAGAAAACAACATACCTAGTTGTTGATCTACAACACTACCTGCACCAGAGACAGGTTGATCTATGTCTTGTTGTATATCATTTTTTAGAATTTTTAACTTTTCAATTTGTTCTTCATTAGGTTTATCGCCTTTGAATTTAATTTTAATTGGCAAACCAGTATCATTGTCTAAAACATTTTTACCATTAAGTTTTAATGTAGCTGAACCCATAATTTATAAATCATCCAAATTTATTGTTATACTTGTTGCACTTTCTGTGCTTTCTTCATTGTTATTAAAAGTTGCAAAAGGAGAATTTTTTAATTCAGTATCTATATCTGAAACCAAATTAGAAAAAGTATTCTCTCCTAAATTATTTGCACCTTTTATTCCTGTAACATTATTTTTAAAACTTCTTACAGCATTGTTTTTTAATCTTTCAGCATTTAGAATTAGTGCATTTTTATCAGATATTCCTCCTGCTGTTAAAATTTTAAGTGCATTGTCAAAATCTCTTTCTGATATTCTGCCATCAGGATTATTTTGTTTTGCATAATCATAAGCTATTTGCACGGCAGTTGATTTTAAAATTCCTGTTGTTCCTGCATTATTCGTTTGTATTTTGTTATCTAAAGTTTTTTCTGTTTTTGCAAAAAAATCATCTATATTGGATTGTTCATTTCCTGTATTATCTTTAAATAATCCGCCTGCTTCTTTTGTTAATGTTTTAATATTATCTACTGTTAAAACAAAACTACTTAATGAACTTGATGTTAATGCTTCTGGGTTTGTTAATTGTGTTTGATAATCAGTAATATTTTGTACTAATGTTTTTGTATTACCAAATTGTTCTGAAACATTATTGCTAACACTATTAGGAATAACAGTAGGAGTTTCATCTGTTTGTAAACTCATTTCAACAAAATTATTTTTAAATCCTTCTGTTTGCATTATTTTTTGATCGTCAGGATTGTTTAAATCTAAAGTTAATGTGTTTCCTTTTTTATCAACGTAGGTTTGTGTATTTGCTTTTGTTTGAGTTTTAGTATTTTTTTTAATTTCTAATTCTTCTTTTTGTAATTCCAATAAAGCATCTTTGTATGCTTTTTCATTTGCTAATGCTTGTGCTTCATTAGATCGTGCCATACCTCTTGCAAAAGCCTCGCCCATACCAACAGGTTTTGTTGAATATGCACTTGCTTCTAATAAACCCTGTGCCATTCCTTTTCCACTTGGAGATAAAATATAATTTAAAAGATTATCTCTATAATTAGGTGGGGTAGGAGGTCTATTATTTGCCATTGAAATATTTTGTCTGTTAGATACTGGATTGACTAACAAAGGATTTGATGAAGGTTTTTTTCTAGCTTTTATGTTAAGTGATCTTGCATTAGGATAAACAGGATTAGCAATAGTGCCACCTCCATAAACGCTGTTTGCATTACCACCAACATTTTGATACGAGCCTGTAAACTCATCGCCTCTATACGGATTAGAATAATAAAAAGGATTGCTTCTAGTTACCATTAAAAGAACCCTCCTAATAATCCACCACCGATTGCACCATACATCGGATTCATACCTTGAATACCACTAGCAATTTGTGAGCCTGCCATAGCACCACCAAGTAATCCTGCACCTGTGTTTCTAAAGACAGGTTGCGTTTGTGAAACTGTTTGTGCGTAAGGAGAACCAATAGAACCAAGATACTCACGAAGTTTGTAATATGGTTTTTGATTTTCGAAATCAAAACGATTAATTGAATCTTGGATTTGAGCCATTTCTTGACCCTCTCGTTGTTGTCCAACACCTGCTAATGCTTGTATGTCTTGATAGTCAGCCTGTGCAAGCTGTGGAGCTAACTGTGTAGCCGCCATCATGTTTTGTCTTTCCATTTGGTAGTTAGGTGCGTACACTTTGTTTGCAAGCTCTCCTAACTCGTCTGCTAAGACTCGTTGGTTAGCCGCACTACCTAATCTTCCTGCTTTAGAAAACTGTGATTGAACTCCTGCTGTAACATCGCCTGCCATTTGATTATATAAACCTTGTAAGTATGGGTTCGATGTTGGCGATAGATAGTTACCTTGTAAGATATTATTTATTTCATTTTGTGATGAACCAAGAAGAGGATTACCTCCCGTAGCTCTAGCTGTTGCTAATTGTAATGCTGTTTCTGTTTCTGGGGAAAAATCAGCATATGTTTGATTAGGATAATAATTAGGTACACTAGACTCAAACAAGTTTTGTGCTTGATCGAAAGCCTGTGATAAATATGGGCGTACAAATTCACTTGGCTCTGCACTTGTTGTTGTTGTTACGTTACTTGGATTGCTACCTTTACTCATAGTTCTTTACTCATTATGTATATTTTTTGTTCAAACCCTTTAAGTTTACGCAACCAACCTTTACGCCCTGCTACCTCAATAGCTTGGCAATAATTGTTAGTTGCAAATTCTTCTATTTTGTTTTGGATTGGCTCAAGCCAATTATCCAAATTGTCTCCTCCTGCGAGGACATATCGTAAGATACGTTTGCGTGGATAGTCTGCTACCTCTGTAACAACGGCACTTTCCACTTTGTCATTTTCCCAACTAATAAATAATTGAAACTTGTTTCTAATAATACCATCCAACACATCCCGTGCTGTGTACGAATCATCTAAAGCTCTTATTATTAATGGCTCTACTTGTTGCCATACATAATTAATATCTTCTCGAGGTACTTGCGTAATCATCCAATAACAACATAATCAAAAGTCTGATCTGTGTTCGATGAACTAGCGTGTGTTAGTGTTGCTGTACCACTTGCTTTTGCTGACACAAAAAGGTTAGCATGAGCTGTTGCTCCGTTTGATGTTGTTGGAGTAAATAAAATAACAGAGTTACCACCAATACGAACATCGGATAATGTTGTTGATGTTGCACTAGCTGTTAAGGTAACTGTACCTGTTGAGTTAAGTTTACCATCAATCGTATTATTTAAACTTGTTGATACAAGACGTAAATGTTGACCATGATCGGGCATGGATAAAGGAACAACGGGAAATTGGTTGTCAGCCATTATCTTTTGCCTTCGGGTCTTGCCTCAATATCAACGCCACTCATTGTATTAAAGTTTCCACTAACGGACACTCGTAAACGATGATAGCGTGATGTAGAACGTAATGGACAATCGCCACTATCTCTTGTTGATACGGCACTACCTGTACTTATCGTGTCTAACTGTGAAGACCTTGATATCGGTGTTACTGTAACTGATGTATTAGTTGTACCATCAACAATAGGGCGGCAATTAATTAATGTAGATCGTCTTCCCTCTGCCCCTTCAAACTCCGTTGTGTCAACAGTTGCATTTAATGATGTCGCAATAAATTTTCCAAACTTATTATTACTATCAAAACCTGCAAGACCAACAATACCTTCTTTATAAAAGTATGAGTCTAAAGATTTAGGAAGATTATCTAAATCGCCTAATACGTCTAAACTTTCTAATGTTGTAAATGCTTCCTGCGAGGCACTAGATATAAATTGTAAATCCATACCAGACCCCGTACTCCATTTATCAACAGCATAATTATAAATTAACAGTTTGTTATTAATGTCCGAAGTACCTGTTGAACCACTACCTCTATAAGACCAAACAACAACACTATTGTTGGGGTCAACTGCTGAACAAATACCATCTAAGTTCGATGATAGATCATCAAAAAAGAAATTATCTATACGACCATTTCCTATTGGTGCTAACTGTTGTCCACCTGTTAATTTATAAAATCCATCTTGGGATAAAAAGAATATCATGTTACCAAATGAGGCAACACTTTTCGGAGAAAATGCTCCTACATTGTCTGCTATTTTAGAAAACTGAAATACTAAAGGAGTACCAACGTAATCCATTCGGTATATTGCTCTTTCAAAAAATATAATACCAAAACTTTCGCCACCAACAACTGCTTGTAAATTACCATGTGAACCTACAATGTCTTGAAAACCAGATTGTGTTGATTGGCTTGGTGTCCATTGTGAACTATTATTAATACCAGACCACTTAACTCGTTGGTTATATGCTGTTGATGACTCTGTTGTATATC